TTAAATCCATCTACTATTCAGATTGTGCCTGGTAGTATTATATCAGTTGCACGTAATGGCGGTCCGCAAGGTGAGTCCCTGAAGCCCCTGCCCCGTACGGGTGATCCCCAAATGGGACAATTAGTTGCAAACGACTTGCGAACCGCCATTAAAAAAGGTCTTTTGGATGAATCATTACCACCAGAAAATATGTCAGCTCGATCTGCAACAGAAATACAAGCTCGCTTATCGGAACTAGCACAAAACTTAGGAAGTGCTTTTGGAAGACTAATTGTAGAAACAATGATGCCTATAGTAAAACGTAGTTTAGAAGTTATGGATGCACAAGGCATGATTGAATTACCCTTAAAAGTCAATGGGTTACAAGTTAAAGTTGTTCCAGAATCACCATTAGCTATGGCGCAGAATATGGATAAAGTTGGCGAGGTTATGCAGTATTTACAAATAACACAGATGCTTGGCCCTGAAGGTGTAATGGCAGTCAATATGGGTAGAGTTGCTGATTATTTAGCGGATCAGTTAGGTATTCCAGCAAAGTTGCGTAACTCACCAGAAGAGAAAGATGCTATAGCAGCCGAAATGCAACAAGCGGCACAAATGGCAGCACAACAACAAATGGGAGCGGAAGGCGAACAAGCTCCACCAGAAGAAGTTATACAATAATGCGAAAGGATAACTATGATACAATCGGAGAAAATACGATCTATTAATGATCCAGGCTGGGATGGCTTGGAGGCCGTTGCCGATAATTCCAAACAAGGCATGGAGCAACGAGAACTAGACACAGCGTTTGCTGTAATTTTTACTACTACAGCACAGGGTAAAACAGTATTAAATTATTTAAAAAAAGTAACAATAGATCAACCCGCTTGGGAGCCTGGATATGACCCTTCAATAGGATATTCCAGGGAAGGACAAAACTCTATTGTTAGAGAAATTATGCATAGAATAGAAAGGGCGAAAAATGGCTGAAGAATTACAAGAAGAAAATCTTATGGACTCTGTAAAAATTGATGAAGTAACAACAGAAGAGGAAAATAATACAGAAGAAAAAAATCCTATGGCTCATACGGAAGCTAAAACTGATGAGTTATCTCCAGAAGAAATAGAAGATTTAGAAAGACCTGATTTTATACCTGAAAAATTTTGGGATGCGAAAGAAGGGCCAGATTTAGAAGCTTTAAGTAAAAGCTATATAGATTTAGAAAAAAAGTTTAGCCAGGGCAAACATAAAGTTCCTGAAAAATATGATACAAGTGCATTTGAGGATTCTAATATAGATGCAGATGATCCTGTTATGAAAGTGTATACGGATTGGGCTAAGGATGCTAAAATATCACAAGCTAACTTTGAATCATTAGTACAAAAAGTAGCCGACCTTAATGGTGGGTCTGAAGATACAACTATATCCGTACAAGAAGAAAAACAAAAGCTTGGGCCTAATGCTGATGAAATTATTAAATCTAATGCAGAATGGGGAAGAGGGTTAGTACGTAATGGCGTTCTTTCAGAAACAGATTATGAACAACTAACGGTTTTAGGCGGTACGGCTGAAGGTCATTTAACCATGAGAAAATTACGTACTCTTGCTGGAGAGAAAGACATTCCCATTAAATCAACACCAATGTTAGGGGATGAAACTCCAGAAGATTTACATGAAATGGTGCAATCAGAAAAATATCATAATGATCCAGCGTACCGCAAAGCTGTAGAAAAGAAATTCGAGAAAATGTTTAATGGCTAGAGATTACCGTAGAGAATACGACAGCTACCATGGGTCTTCTGAACAAAAGAAAAATAGAGCGAGTCGTAATGCTGCAAGACGTAAAATGGGTAAACGCTTAATGGGAAATACGGACAAAGATGTTCATCATAAAGACGGCAATCCCAAAAATAATTCTTCTAGTAATTTAGCTATTGTGTCTAAAAAATACAACAGAAGTAAAAAGGCATAATCTGTATAAAATCTAAAAGGTACGTTTAAAGTTGCAATAATATTTTTTATGAATTACCCTACAAATGATTGACAACCCTTTAAGGGCCGATCTGGCGTAAGGAAACTTACCGTGATAATGCAGCGTATGCATAGCCAGGCCGTAGGATTATTCCTCCGATAACCATAAGGCGATTTTTTTTAATTGTTTAGGAGGACATAATATGTCAACAAATCTTAGTCCAGCCTTCGAAACGATGTTCAATTCAGAGGTACACCATGCTTATCAGTCAAGTCGTACATTAGATGGTGTGTGCCGAATGAAGAACGGTGTCGTAGGCTCAACATACAAATGGCCAAAATTAGCTGCTGGCGTGGCAACAGAACGTAGCCCTCAGACGAATGTAACAGCGTTAAATACGGCCTTCTCGCAAGTTTCCGTAACTCTTCAGGATTGGTCAGCTTCAGAATATTCTGACGTATTCAACAATGCTAAAGTAAGTTTCGAAGAAAGAAACGAACTAGCAACTGTTGTTGGTTCCGCTATAGGTAGAAGATATGACCAACTAATAATCGATTCCGTTATAGCGGCTTCTGCTGGAACAACTGTAGCAAATACTGTTGTAACAAGTGGATCTGCTGGAGCGTCTAATCTTAACGTAGGTAAATTAATTGCAGCAAAAAAAGCTCTTGATGCAGCTAACGTACCTAGCTCAGATAGACATTTGGTCTGCCATGCAAATAATCTTGCTGGTTTATTAGGTGATGAAAGAGCTGTAAGTTCTGATTATAATAGTATCAGAGCGCTTAGCCAGGGCCAGATCGATTCTTATTTAGGATTCCAGTTTCATGTACTAGGTACAAGAACAGAAGGCGGAGTTCCTGTGGATGGCTCTTCAGATCGTACTGTAATAGCTTTTCATAAATCTGCTGTAGGGTGTGCCGTTGGTATTAATCCTAGAACAGAGATTAATTACATTCCAGAAAAAACTTCATGGCTAGTAACAACTATGCTGTCTATGGGTTCTGTAGCAATCGATGCTGCTGGTATTGTAGATATAACTTGTAGGGAGTAGTAAACATGGCTTTTGTAAGAACTAACTTTTCTCCAATAGGCGGGCAGTCTAAAAAAGGATCTGCACCTTGTCTATGGAGCTACAAAACAACAGACGCAAAAACTGTAGTGGATGCGGCTGGGTACTTTAATGACGTAAGTGGTGATGTTTCAGTTGGCGATATGATTTATTCATTTGCTAGTACAGCAGGAACAGCTACAGCTTCTTGGCACGTAGTAGTATCTAATTCTGCTGGTGTTGTCGATGTAGGCGATGGTAACGTAATGGCTGTAACAGATTCACGTTAGAGCTTAATATTAAACGGAGGGGTTTTCGGATCTCTCCGTTTTTTAAAGGAATGAACAATGGCAGCAGGAGATACCGATGTCAGTTTATGTAATGCAGCATTAGCATTACTAGGAGCCGAAGGATTAACATCTTTAACTGATGGCTCTGCACAAGCCAATATTTGTGCTACATTATATCCTAAAATAAAACAAGTTACTCTAGGCATGTATCGCTGGAGTTTTACTATTAAAAAAACACAATTAGCCCAGGATAATACAACACCTGTAAGCGAATGGACTTATCAATATTCATTACCAAATGACATTTTAAATAATGTACCTTTAGCAGCGTATACTTCTAGTACTCATGGCAATTCTATATTTAAGGATTGGGAAATAAACATGGGTAGTGATGGTACCGCTAAATTAATGACAGAAAGCCAAACGGTTTACATTGATTATCAAAGAGTTTTAGAAGAAAGTCTTATGCCTGTGTATTTTACACAATTATTAATATATCAATGTGCTTGGCATTTAGCAGAACCTATAACCGATCAGATAACTAAAACAGATTTTTGGCGTAATATTGCATTAGGCGCACCATCCGAAAATAATAGAGGGGGATATTTTAGAACAGCCATAAGTATGGATTCACAAGGAAGCAATCAAAATACTATTATTAATGACTATTCACTAACGGATATTCGATGAGTAGAATAACACAACTACAAAGTAATTTTTCTATAGGAGAGTTAGATCCCCTACTCCGCAGCCGTGTCGATTTACAACAATATTATAATGGCTTAGAAAAAGCACAAAACATTGTAGTGCAACCGCAAGGCGGAATGACCAGAAGACCAGGATTACGATTTATAACAGAACTACCTTCGGCTGCTGCACCGCAAAATGGAACAAAATTAGTACCGTTTCGGTATTCTAGCGAACAAAGTTATATGTTTGCTTTCGTTAATAATCGTATGTATGTGTTTAAGGACCAGGCATTAGTTACAGGCATTAATGGTGGTAGTGATGATTTTTTAGTAACATCTATAGGTAGTGCTAATTTAGCAACACTATACTATACACAAAATGCATCAATATTAATATTAGTACAAGAAGACATGGCTCCAAAAATTATTGAACGTGGAACTAATCACGTTACTTGGACTATAAACGATATTGCTTTTGACAGTATTCCTAAAGCTCGTTTTAGTGCATCTAGTTATAATCCTCAAGGAAATTTAAATCCTAGTGGTACGGATGGTAATATTACTTTAACGCATGGGTTTAGTACAGAAACAGGAACCGCACAGGCTGGAGCATCAACAGCAATAACCTTAGCGTCTGGCGAAAATAGTAACAATGATTTTTATAATGGATTATTTATTGAAATAACATCTGGTACAGGCAATGGCCAGGTTAATTTTATAACGGATTATGTTGGCAGCACTAAAGTAGCAACGGTGCAAAATACCTGGGCTACTAATCCAGCTAGTGATTCACAGTATAGTATTTCTGGTTTTAAATCGTTAGCGGTAGGACAATATTTTCAAGATGCCACTAATTTTGGTAGAGCGAGAGTTGTTAAAGTAAATAGTAATACGGAAGCAGAAGCTACTGTTGAAATACCATTTTTTGATAGCAATGCATTATCGCAAGGCGATTGGAGTATAGACGCATATTACGAACCAGCCTGGTCAAATACAAGAGGATGGCCACGTAGTTGTACGTTTCATGAAGGCCGCTTGTATATGGGAGGAGCTAAATCTTTAGTACATACTCTATGGGGATCTAAAGTAGGAATATTTTTTGAATATTTCCCAACGGAAAATTTAGCGGATGATGCTATAGCAGCACAATTAGATACTGACCAGGTAAATCCTATTGTAGCACTACGTTCTGGAAGAGATTTACAAATATTTACCGATAGTGCAGAGTTTTTTGTGCCACAAGCGGATTTAGATCCTATAACACCTACAAACATTGTTGTTAAATCAGCATCTAAACGTGGAATGAAACATGGCATTAGGCCCGCAGCAGCAGAAAGTGGGACATTATTTATACAGCGATCAGGTCGAGCTTTACGAGAATTTAATTTTTCCGATAGCGAGCTTAGTTATGTAGCAACAAATATTTCTTTATTAAGTTCACATCTTATAATTAACCCTCAAGATATGACGTTAAGACCCTCTTCTTCTACAGATGAAGGTGATTTATTATTAATAGTTAATGGAACTGCTACAACTGATACCAGAGGCATTTCTGCGGAGCTACAAGGCAGTATAGCTGCTTATACGTTATTAAGAGGACAAAATGTAGTTGCTCCTGCTAGATGGATAACAGACGGCACGTTTTTAAATGCTGCGGTTGATGTTGATGATATTTATGTAATAGTAAAAAGGACATTAAGCAGCGGTGCTAAATATTATGTAGAAGCTTTTGACGAGGATCGAACAACCGATAGTTCAATACAATATTATTCAGGCGCATCTTCTCCAGATGTTGCTATACCAACCAATACAACGGCTGGAAGTTTAGCACATTTAGAAGGAAAAGTTTTAGATGTAGTAGCCGATGATATAGTAGAAGCTGATAAAACCGTTTCTTCTGGAAATATAACATTAGACAGCGTTCCTTCAACTTATGTAGAAGCAGGATTACCTTATAGTATAGAAGTAATTACCATGCCTTTTGAAACCAAATTGCCGAGTGGCAATGTGCAGGGCCAGAGAAGAAGGATCATAGAGGCTACCCCTTTTCTGTATCAAAGTCAGAACTTAGCCATAAATGGCTGGGAATTACCCTTTCGCAAATTTCCTGTTACGCTAGGTTCTGGCCCTGTAACCTTTACGGGTGAAAAAAGAATTATGCCAATATTAGGGTATTCAAGAACATCACAATTAACCATTACACAAACGCAACCACTATTTTTTACGTTGTTAGGAATAGAATACAAAGTGAGTGTAGGACAATGATAGTAGGGAGAAAATAAATGGGTGCAACAGCAATGTTAGGTTTAACTGCTATAACGACAGCGGTAAGTGCTTATGGTCAATACCAATCTGGAAAAGCACAAGAAGCGTATTATAAAGCCCAGGCTAATCAAATACAATTAAAAGGTAGAATAGAAGCGGCAAAAGCAAAACAACAAGGGACAAAAGCCTTAAATGAAGCTAATGAAGCTATGGCCCTTACTACAGCGAGAGCGGCTGCTGGAGGAGTAAATCCATTTGCCAGCGATAGCTCTCCTCTAAATATAACATTTAAAAATTTATCTGCTGGCGTAACAGATTTTATAACAGCTAAAGATAATGCTTTTAATATTAAATCTATGTCTGAGTTACAGGCGGAAAACTACAGAGAAGCAGGAAGAAGTGCAGCTAGAGCTGGTACTATGTCTTCTTTAATGACTATAGGGTCTGGAGCAATGACTATGGGTCAAATAGGAGGGTTTACAATACCTGGCAAGCCATCCCCTTCTATGTTTATGACTTCTGATAAAAGATTAAAAGAAAACATTGTTTTTAAAGAAAAATCTCCAACGGGTATTAACGTATATGAATGGAATTTTATTTGGAACAAGAAAAGATATACAGGAGTTATGGCTCAGGAAATAGAGAAATCTCACCCAAAAGCCGTTATGAAAGATAAATATGGATATTTAAGAGTTTGTTATGATCTCTTAGATGTTAGAATGAGTGCAGTCTAATGGTTGAACGCTATCCTGTATATAAACCGAAAGTAGGTATTGCTTCTTTACCTTCTGTTGATTTTACACAACTAAAAGAAGAAGCTAAAAATTATTCTAGTCTTGCTAATGCTATGTCTAAAATGTCGAGTTTTTTTGCTAAAGAAGCGGGAGATGCTGCGGCTATAGAGGGCGCAGAATATGGAGCTGCTAACCCTGTAACAAAAGAGCAAATAGAAGCAGCTAATGTTTCTGGAGTAGAGTTAGAAATATTAGATGATGATTATACAATTTATGGCAAAGCAGCTAGAGAAGCAGCTATTATATCGGGTTCTAATAATATGGAAGCCCAGGCTAAAAGATCATTTGTAGAAATCGTTACTTCTGGGATACAAAATGGAACACCTTCTGGAGAGATTCAGAAACAATTAGATGCTGTTACGTTTGGATTTGTAGATTCTTTAAT